ATGTACCAACCACTTTTCAAATTGTACCAGTTGACTATGGCCACGATCAGAGCACGGAAACGCACCGACGGCAGCACCAGTTACACGGCACAGATACGCCTGTTTCGCGATGGGACGCAAGTTTACCAAGAGAGTCAGACCTTCGCCCGAAAACAGGCCGCACAGGCTTGGGTGCGTAAAAGAGAAACCGAACTGGACGAACCAGGTGCGATCGAGCGGGCAAACCGAACTGGTGCGACGATCAAGGAAATGATCGATCGGTACTTGGCCGAGATGACCAAGGCGCGCCCTCTCGGGAAGACGAAGCTCGGCACGTTGAAGGCGATCAGCGAATCCTACCTAGGGAAGTTGAACGACAGAGATGTGGGCAGCCAGCACCTGGTTGAATATGCGTTATGGCGCATGGGCAAGGAGGGCGGGGGCGTTCAGCCTCAAACCGCCGGCAACGATCTCGCACACCTGGGCGCGGTTCTCTCGATAGCTCGGCCCGCTTGGGGGTATGAGGTGGATCCGCACGCAATGGCGGACGCCCGCCGAGTGTTGAAAAAGCTCGGTTACAACATGAAAAGCCGCGAGCGCGATCGCCGGCCCACCTTGGAAGAACTCGACAAGCTGCTGACGCACTTTCGAAGTATTCAAAGCCGTCGTCCGACTTCTATCAACATGCTAAAGCTGACTGGCTTCGCGTTGTTTTCCACGCGTAGGCAAGAAGAGATTACCCGGATCCGGTGGGATGACTTAGATGATGCAGGTCATCGGGTTCTGGTTCGTGACATGAAGAACCCTGGGCAAAAAATCGGTAACGACGTCTGGTGTCATTTGCCGCCTGAAGCATGGGAGATCCTTCAGACCATGCCTAAAGTGTTGCCTGAGATCTTTCCTTACAGCGCTGAATCCGTGTCGACGTCCTGGACAAGGGCCTGCAAAATCCTGGGCATTGAAGATCTGCACTTTCACGATCTGCGCCACGAAGGCGTCAGTCGTCTTTTTGAAATGGATTGGGACATTCCGCGAGTGGCGAGCGTTTCGGGCCATCGAGACTGGAACTCAATGCGCCGTTATACCCACTTGCGCGGGCGAGGGGATGTTTATGCAACTTGGGAATGGTTCGAGCGCATCCTGCAGGCGCCCGTAAAACTGGGCGCCAAAACGTTGAGGTGAATTAGCTGCTGCGCGGCGCGCTATTCAGTTGGTTACTTTCTTTGACTGCTGCGGCGCGCTGTTCATCGAGGTAAGCCGAAAGATCCGCAATATGGACACCTTTCGCACTTTTCTGGCTCGGCTCCATACGAGTAATTGGGAGCTTTATCTGCCCAGCACCTACTTTGCGTTGAAACATATCCGTTGTCAGGTGGGTGAAATAGTCCTGGCACACTCGATCCAGCGGAATTACCACTTGGCCATTGTATTGAGCCATCAGTACGAACAGCGTTTTCATAGTGCGATACCTTCGAGTGAGTAAGTTCGATCAATTGGGGGGCGGTCTGCTGTTGAATTGCCTGCCAGTAGTTGAGCGACAACAGCGAACTCTGCCGCATCGATGTCGCCCAACTCCTTGGCGAAAGTGGTAAGGCATTCAAGCCGGATCCGCGCTGCTTCAGTTTTCCGTACGCGATAATCAAACAGCGCTGTCCCTACGATTCTGATAGCCATCAGATGCCGTGCATGCGGGTCACTGTTGTTGAGTGTGTTAGCCTTTAGATCACTGCTGCTTTGGTGCGTTGCTTCCATGGTGTTGCCCTCAGTGATGGTTGATGTCGGGGAGCTGCAACTCCTCGACATCACTTCTATTCCGTCAGTCTCGACGGGCCAGGTGAATAACCAGATCAGCGTAATTCGGGTCTTCCTCGGTACAGGGTTGCCATTCCAGTACGCTCAAAATCTGCTGTGGGCTGCATGAGTCCACCAGGATTTCGCGCTGGCCACCTGCAGCACGAACTTCAAGAATCTGCAGCAGCCCGTCCTCGCCATAAGCCCCGGCTTGAATCACCGGCTGGCTTTTCCCCAACGCATTCAGGCGATCGATGATCTCTTGCAGCTTGTTCGTGTTGCCGTCGCCGGCATTACCCATAAAGACTTGGATTTGCATCGATGTAGCTCCATTTCACGCTTTGAAGATCCAGCACTTGACCGTCGTCGGACGGCCTGGCGCCAGTGGGGTTTTTGCGTTCAGCGCCGCACGTACCGCGCTGTGCACGGCCTTGTTCGCGTCCAGAAATTTGTGCGAACGGGATTCTTTGAGCAGGTCGCGCAGGGTGGCTACGTCGGCCAGCTTCTGTTTGTGTTCGGTGGCGCGTTCGCTGAATTCGTTGAGGTTGATCGCGATGACGCTCGGGTCGCTGCTGTGGTCGACCACCGGGTCTTCGCTGAGCGACTGGAGGTAGTCGTACACCTCCCAAAACTCGGCCACCGCCGGATGGTCGGAGCTGATCGAGGCCTGGCGCTCGATGGCCATGCGCACGATCTGGCGCTGAGTGGCGGCGACCTTTGGCTCGTCCAGTTTCAGAATCAGGCGCAGGGCATCGAGCAGCGACAGTAGCTGCGCATGGTTCTTGCTGATCCGCTCAACGCGGATGTACCCGCGCAGGTCGTATCCACAGCTGCTGCAGTTGCCTTGTTCATTGGGATACTCCGTACCGCAGGCAAAGCAGTGGGTGTGCAAGCGGCGCAGCCTGGCTTCGTGTTCGGGCATGCGTTGGGCGAACAGCTCGAGCACAGCTGATTCCTTACCGACAGCCCGAATCAGAAAGTGGCTCAGCGTGCCGCCGTCCAGGGCGTTCAGCTTGTCCGCTGCAGCGCGGCTTTGCGGCGTCACTGTCGGCCGGATGAAATGCAACTTCACGATCCGGGTCATGATCGCCTCATGGGCGACCACGGCCGCGTTTTGGCTGATGGCGATCGTCCCGCGAAACGGCGGTTCGTAGGTTTCGTTGCCGGCGGTCTTCACACCCTTGGTGGCCAGCGTGCCGCCGCCGTAGAAGTCTTTGAGCTCGTCCCATTCGAAGGTCTTGGCGTGGGATCGATCATCGCCGTGGCGATCGGCTTCCAGAAACACCACCGGCATGCCCGACACCTGGCCCATCAACCGCGAGCGACCGGCTTTCGTCGACTTCATTGGGTCAAAGCCTTCGTAGCCTTCACGGCCGAGCAGTTTCCACAACAGGTTGAGCAGGGTGGTTTTGCCGGCGCCGGCCTCGCCGGTGGCTTCCAGAAACGGAAACGACTGGTAGCGTGCACGGATCTGCTCGCAGAACAACGAGCCGAAAAAGAACACCAGTGCTACCAGGCCTTGGGCACCGAAGCAGGTCCACAGCAAAGGCAACCAGGCTTCATTGAAGTCCTTACCGTCACGCTGCAGCTTGATGGGTACGCCTTTTTGCAGCGTCTTCAGACGCAGCTTGCCGAACTCGAAATAGTCCTCGCTATTGACCTTGTAGGTCGTGCCGTCCTTGATCGCCAGATCGCCGTAGACGTAGCAGCCGTATTCCTTGCTGTAGCCCACGTAGTCGATCGTCGACACGGTTTTGATGCCGAACAGTTGGTCCTTCATCAGCTTGTCCAGCTGCTGACCGCTGCCGGTGTACATGGCACCGGCGGCCATGCCGAGCAGGCGTTTTTTGAATTCGCTGGCCGCTGAAAGCTGGCCGCTGGTGAAGGTGTTCTTCACGCTCTCGGAGTCGTGCGGGAAATCGACGCGCAGGTAATACCAGGACTCGTCCGTCACTTCGTTGCGCTGGAAATACAGGGCTTGCGGGTAGCAGTTGGCAATCTCGACCACGCTGCCCGATTGCTGGAGCGCTTTCTCGCGTTGCTGTGCTTGGTTGAGCAACTGGTCGTCGTGGTTCTCGCTGTCCTCGATGTCCTGCATTGCTCGGTTGAATTTCTCCATGTCCAACTTGAACCAGTACAGGCGACTGCCGAAGCCCAGGTGGAATTCACCGCGCTTGTTCCAGTCGTACATCAGCAACGCTTTTTCAGCCGCGCTTTCGGCCAGCAGCAAGGCGCCAAGGTGGCGTGTCTGTTTCAGATCAGCCGCGATCTGGTCGGCGCGTTGGCTCTCGTCTTCGATGAAACTCCAGCGCTGATGCAGGTCGTTCCAGTCGGTTTTGCGGCCGTCACGCAGAGGGATCTGCGCCGCCTCACAGACGAACCCCAGCGCTCGCGCCTGCTTCGCCCAGCGTTTGGTGTAGGCATGGGCGCCCGACTCGTTGTCGAGTGCCCAGACCAGCTTGGGCAACTTGCCTTCACGGTCACGGGCTAGCGCTCGCAACGACTCTTCAGGAAAGGCGTTCGAGGACATGGCTGACACTGCGACGATGTCGTTGTGCACCAGGGCGATGGCGTCAAAGATGCCTTCGACAATCCAGACTTCTTTCGCCTCCAGAAGGTCCACGCAGGGCGGGCACCACCAGACGCCTCGATAGCTGTCCTTGGATTTGAACCGGGCTTTCATCTTGCCGAAGCGATGCGGCCGATCGATCAGGCGTTCCCACCAGCCGCCTTTGTCCAACGCGAAGCGCACGGTTGCGCTGCCGGCGTTGTGGTCGGGGGAGTAAAAGCTTTCCTGGGTGAACCAACCCTGGATCAGCTCAATGCGAAAACCCCGGGCGAATTCCAGGTAGGCACGGGCTGTCGCGTTGGGGTGTTGGTCAGTGGCCGGCGCGCGTTTGCTCCAGTCTTCGAACAGGTCTTCGTACAGCTCTTTCACATGTAGGGTGTGAGCGCATTTTTCAGGTCTACCGCAGATAACCAACCACGGAGCATCAAAACGGGTGTACAGCGTTTTCTGACGGCACTTCGGGCAGGTGCCGCCGCGCATGTAGTCAGTGCTCGTCCGATGCTTGAGCCCGTAATCGGTTTTCAGGCGCTCGATCACGTCGCTGCGCAGTTGCTCTTTCATGGGGTTACTTCGCTTTCTTGAGGCAGTAGGAGAGGGCGCCAATCAGGTGTTTCTGAGCGGCCATCACGGGGCAATGGGCGAGGATTGAGCCGTGGCGCAGACCATCGGGAATCAGGCGGAACTGGTCTGCGTACCAGAGTTCGTTGAAGCTGAGACGGTACTGCTCGCGCAGGTTGGCCAAGAGCGCTTGAGCCTCTACGGGCGTCAGTTTTGCGTTGATGTTCAGGGCGTTTTCCATCGTCAAACCTCAATTTCGGGCGCAGCTCACCCAAACCCACGGGAATGGGTAACGGGGATTTTTGGTTAGGTGTTAGGAAGCGGTGATGCGAAAGCGCCCGTTATCGGGAGCAATGAGGATGCGTTCGTAAATCAGGCTGACCGGGATTGCCCAGGCGTTGCCGGTGGCGGTATCGAAAATCACGGTGTGCGTTGATGTGCTGTTGATGACATCCAGTCGCTGCCGATCGCTGACCGCTGACATTTCACTGTTGGCCAGATGCACCAGGCGTTCGGCGTGCTGCGGCGTGGCGTTGTAATCCGTTACAAGGTGCTGAACAGCCCGTTTGAACAGTTGCTGATCGTCGCCCAGGTGTTCGCACTGATGACGTCCAAGAAACGCAAAAGCCGCTGTTTTGAGCATGTCCTGATACTCCTGTACGGCAGGCAGATTGTTCATTGGTTTTTCCCTGGTTTGGCGCGGTACAGGTCGATAGCGGCCAGCACTTCAGCGTGACGTGCGGCCATGTGAAGGTTGTGAGCGGCAAGGATGTGTTCGGCTTCATCCATGCTAATAGAACCGTCTTCCAATGCCTGGGCGATCGCCTGGTCAACGCAACCGCGCTTGGCCGATACCTGCACCGACCGGGCATACAGTTCGACGTTGTCCAGCTTCTCCGGGTCGGCAACGGCCACAAACAAACCGCCATACATTTGCGCCACGTAGTTCGGAAAATGGGTAGTGCCGCTGGCTTGCTCCAGCATGTAGACCTGGACATCCGTCAGTGGGCTGCAACCGGCATTCTCGTAGGCGTGGTTGTCGAACTTTTTGAGTTTCATTCCCAAGCGAGCAGCAGCGCCTTCGCGTCCCTCGGGAAAACGGCGAATGATCTCGCGCATTGCTTCCTTGCGCGTCTTTAGAACTGGGCTTTTCATCTTCTACTGTTCCCTGTTAATACAGATCGTTACTGTTCGATTACGCCGTCTTTGATACCCAGTAGAACGGCGGCGCGATGTGCCTCCCCACGGCGACAATGGCTCTGACCACTCAGCACCGCGTATACGGTGCTGGGATTCAGGTTGTTCAATTCAGCAAAGTTCTTCGCGGTCTGGCCTCGCTTCTCCAGCGCTTCACGCGCTTGTATGCGGGCTTGCTCGGTGATGGTTGTGTTGGGCATAGTGCAATTCCTTGCGTTTTCGTGTGATGACGAGCGCAGGATGTGGCAAAAAACTGCCATTGTAAATATCTGAGTGGAAAAAAATTGACCCTGTCCGAAGAGATTGGCGCCCGCTTGCGACAATTGCGTGCCCAGGCTGGGCTGACGCAAGATCAGCTAGCTGAAAAACTTGGTGTCTCAAAACGAACTCAAGGAAATTATGAATCTGGGGCGAGTGATGCCCCCGCGTCTTACCTGAGCCTCGCAGCAAGCGAGCTGGGCTTTGACGTTGCATTCATCGTCAATGGCATCCGTACCACGCTCCCGATTGAAGCGCTTTCAGAAGTAGAGGACTGCTTGATCGCTCAATACCGGAGCATTACTCCCGGTGACCAAGAGGCAATCCGCCGGTTTCTGAAAGCAATGGCTGACGACGCAGCCCGTCAGAAGACTTAACCCGTTACATAGCTTGTACGACAATGGTCACCCCTACGTTCTAAAGTCGGTTCTCATCCCGTCAATGCCGATTCAGCCATGCACTTTATGGAGTAGTCAGCATGTTGGATCGCATCAAAAAAGAACCTCTTTGCTTGGGATTCGCAGAGTTCGAATGGCACACCCTGAGCAAAGCGGAACGCCGCCTCATTGGCCTATACCGGTCATTGAGTGAAAAGGAGCAAGGTCAGCTTCGTCGGCTATCTGAAATTCTTGCCATCAATCCTGAAGAGTCAGCCAACAGCTGATGTCTTGATCGCCGACGTTTCGGTGTCGGCGATTGACCTATCACGCAACTGCCTGCGCCCCGAGCTGCTCGAACAACTCCCGCTGTTTAGCCCTGGGCATTTCCCGAAGTCGATCAAATAGCAATCTGTCGAAGGTTTGCGCTGATGGACTCAGCGTGTGGGAAAACGTCAAATGGGCCACCCATGTATGCCCGCACTGTACGTCCAGGCACTGGCAATAGAGCGTCACGAAATCTGGCGATTGCGGCTTGCTATCGCGGATTAATCCCTTGTTTCCACACTTACATGTCACTCGCATATGTCCCTCCCCAGGGGCAGCTGATCGCCACCATATTGCCACAATTTTTAGTGGAAACTTCTTAGTAAGGTGTCTCATGAAGTGGCTTCAACTGCTTCAGGCGCAGTTTTCCAGCTAAATCGCCTATCTTCGCGCAGCCGATCATTCAACTGGTTGAACAGCTGGCAGATCGGTCGGATCTCGTTGCTGGTGTACACCCGATCAATCTTCTCGATGTCGCCAAACCCGCCGGTGTTTTCCGGGATGATGCCGGCCAGCGCTGGGTTCATCCGCCAGGCTGCGATGACGTCGTTTCGGGTGATGTTTTTCACTTTCTCCAGCTCGTCTTTTGCCTGGAAGTCACCCACCGGGATGATCTGGATTGCGTTCTCTTTGCCGTTAGGGATGTTGACGAACATCGAGCGGAAGTTTCCCACGCCCTTGCTCGCGCTGATCTGGGCGCGCAGCTCGTCTTCGTCTTCTTCAGTCAAGTCGGGGTCGTTGGTGTAGAAGATGTAACCGGCGTGCGCACCGTTGCTGTAGTAGCGCCGGCGGAAGAGGGTGGCGGCCTCATTCAGCAGCAACGCCTGCAGGCCGCCCAAGTAGTCCGGGATCCCGTAAATGTTCTGTTCGACGTCGTAGTCCAGGACGTGGGAGATTTCGTGCGCCTCGAACTCCATTTCCTTGTTGTCGGGCAGCAGCATCACGAAGCCTCCGTCGACCTTCACGCGCATGTTGATCGCCGGCAGGTGCTGCAGCTCCAGCACCTGGCCGAACGCGTTGGTGTCGTTGTAGAAGTACGCTTCGCCGAACACCATGTAGTCCAGCCCGGCACGGCCCATCGTCTCCGTGCTGCAGCCGGCCGAGGCGATAAACTCACGCAGCAACAGGTTGCGTTTGAACTTCGGAATGGCGCCGTGGTGCGCGTTGGCGCGCAACAGCTTGGCCAGGCCTGCCCGAGACACTGGCGGTTTGTAGATCTTGCCGTCGTCGCTGGGAAACACCCCCACGTACTCGCCGATATTGCCGGACAGCACCTGCTCCGGCTCCCCGAACGTAAACGAGCGCATTGGCTGTTGCTGTGGTTGGGCTACGTGGTGCTTTCTGCGTTTGCGGTTGGCCATGGCTGCTCTGGTTACTCGTGACGTAGCGGCTACGGCGCCGCTTGTTGGTGTTCAAAGGTTCGTTGGACAGGGCGTGCATCACCGCCCAGGCGATGTCGGCGTGACCGGTGGCCTCGGTACGGGATGCGCTGTAGGTGATCTGGCCGCTGTTGGTGGCGCCGCGCTTGATGGTCAGGAACGCCTGGGCGATGTCCGTCCAGCCCGCGTCCCACTCGATGCGACTGCCTTGGATCGTGTCCTGGGCTTTCAGCACCAGGGCGTTTTTTGCCTCCAGGCTGTAGTGAATCGGCGTTGCCTTGGCGTAGAAGTCGCGCACCAGGTCGAACACGCCGTAACCCACGCCGGTGACATCGATGCCGATGTGCTGCACGTTGAAGCGCTCGGTCAGCTTCTTGACCTGCGCGGCCTGGTAGGTGAACGAGTGGCCCCGCCAGCTGTGCTTTTCCAGAATCCGGAACTTCGCCCCGGGTTCGAGCGGCGGCGCGATGACCACACAGGTGGCGTCGTCGCGGGTGCGGCTCGGGTCGTAGCCCAGCCAGACCGGGCTGTTGCCGAACGGGCGATCCAGATCCGGGTTGTAGTCCTCCCACAACGACAGATCCGAATAGCAGCGCTCCAGATCCTTGAGGCTGAATGCGCTTTGCGTGCTGTCGATGAACTTGCAGTAGAACAGCTGCTGAAACTTGTCCTCGTCGTACTCCAGCTGCAGCTGCTCCAGGTCGAACAAATCGCAGCCGCCGGCGATCGCATCGTCCAGGGTGATCGTCTTGCGCCACTGGCCGTCCGGACACAGCGCGCCCTGCGTGTAAGCCGCTTCGCTCGGCCACACGCCGCCGGCCTTCTTGCCGCGCTTGCTGTTGCGGAATTCTTCGCCCGACCAGAACGGATACGCTTGGTGCGACACCGCGCTGGGCGTCGAGAAATAGGTTTTGCGCCATTTCTTGTGGGTGCCCATGGCGCTGGCCACGGTGCTGAGCTTTTCGAAATCGCGGATCCAGAAATATTCGTCCACGTAGACGTGGCCGTGGTAGCCCTGTGCGGTGCTACTGTTGGTGCTGAGAAAGCGCAGCTCGGCGCCGTTGCTCAGGGTGATCGGGTTACCGGTCAGCTCAATATCAAACCATTGCTTGGCGAACTGGATGATGTAGCTGCGGAAGATCTCGGACTGCGATCGGCTGGCCGACAGGAACACCTGGTTATCACCGCTCAACACCGCGTCCATGAACGCTTCGCCGGCGAAGTAGTAGGTCAGGCCGACCTGACGGCTTTTGAGGATGTTCCGTACACGGCGGGTCAGCGGGTTCTGTTTCGCCTCGAACAGCTCTTTCTGGTAGCCGTACATTTTCGAGATGAACTTATCCAGGAAGTCCACTTCGGTCAGGCCGCTGATATCGTTCTTCGCTTTTTTCTCGCGCTTCTTGCCGCCGCCTTCGCTCCGTTCGCGGCGTTGACCAGGTTGCCGCTCGCGAGACTCTTCCGCACGGTCTGACGGCTCTGCCAGCGCGGGTTTGGCCGCGAGCTTTTTCAGACGCTCCAGCAGGCTGGTCAGCCGCTCCAGTTCGTCCAGTTCGGCTTTCGTCAGCGGATCGATCTTTTCCAGAATCAGGGTGATTCGTCGGTTGACGGCGCTCAACGGTTCTTCGTCCGTCAGCATCTCGTCCCAGCCGCCTTGGCGGATCCAGTAGTAGACGATGCGGATATTGGGCAGCTTCAAATGCGCCTGGATTTCCTTCACCGAACAGCGGCGCAGGTAGAGGCGTTTTGCGGCTTCTTTGACTTCGGTCGGGTAGTTCATGGCCGCAGTCTATGCGGCGAAAACGTCGGAAACGCGGGCTGAAATGCGGCGTTATTCGTAGAGTTTTCTTCTACGAATCGTGCCGAAGCAAAGCGTTTGTTTGGGGGATTTCGGCTCCCTATCGTGGAGGCTCATTCAACGATTGAGCGCAGTCACCACTCATGCCCCGTTCCCTTGTCTCCTACTGGAAACGTGTTGCCACCAGCGGTCCGACCGTCGATGGCCGCGAGATCCTTCCCCAGGAACTGCGCGACATCGCCGAGACCTACACGCCAACGTTGTACACCGCCGTTATCTGGTGTGAACACGAACGTTGGTTCGGTTCATTCGGCACCGTGTTCGCTGTGCGCCTCGTCGAGGACGCGGAAGACCTGGAGCCTGGCCAAGTTGCCCTTGAGGCGCAGTTGAAGCCCAACGATAAGTTGCTGCGCCTCAACGACGCCGGCGAAAAGCTGTTCACCAGCATCGAGATCAGGCCGAATTTCCGGGGCCGTGGCAAAGCCTATATGACCGGCATCGCGGTCACTGACGAACCTGCGAGCGTCGGCACTCAGGAACTCTACTTTTCCAGCCGTACCAGCCGCGATTCGTATTACGCCGCCTCCCACGAACTTGGCTCTTTGAGCGAAACCGAGCAGCAGGGTGAGATCGGGCGCCTTGCCGCCATGTTCACCCGCTTGTTCAAGCGCTTCGGCATCGAAGACACGCCCACCGAAACCACTCCGCAAACCCCAACCGAGAGCAAACCCCCAATGGATGAAGCTACCGCAACGGCCTTGAAAGCCCTGCTGGCCCAGCTGCTGGTCGTCGCTGCCGGCATTCAGGCCGTGATCGAGCCTGCAGCCGAAGATGCGCCGGAACCCGATCAGGCCCCGATCGATGACGTCAGCGCTGCAGTAGACGAGATCGTCACCACCGCCGAGGAAGAGCGCGAATTCAAGCGCAACGGCGGCGGTAACAAGGCAGTACTGGCGGCGCTTGGCAACCTGCAAAAGCAGTTCTCCGCACTGCAGAACACCAGCACTGGTCGTCAGTTGCCGCGTACCACTGGCGCCACTGACAAAACCAAAGTGCGGGTACTCTGACATGGCCCGTTCCCTGAGCGCCTACGGCGCCAAAATGTATGCAGCGATGCAGCTGGCGATGGCCGAAACTTACGGCGTCGAGCTGTCCAGCAAGATGTTCAGCGTTGAGCCGTCCATCACCCAAGAGCTGAACGACGCCATCACCGCCAAGTCGGACTTCCTTTCGCGCATCAACGTCATCGGCGTGAGCGAGATCAAGGGCGAGAAGGTGTTCATCGGCGTGTCTGGTCCGGTCACCGGTCGCACCAACACCAAGACCACCGACCGCGAAGCGAAAGATGCTTCCGAGCTGGACAACACCACTTACGAACTGTCGTCCACCGAGTCCGACGTGGGTCTGCCGTACGCAAAAATCGATGCCTGGGCCAAATTCCCGGACTTCCACCAACGCTACTCGGCGGCTGTGCAGAAACAGATCGCCCTAGATCGCATCATGGTCGGTTTCCACGGCCTGAAAGCCGCTGCGCAGACCGATATCGCGGCCTATCCGATGCTGCAGGACGTCAACAAAGGCTGGTTGCAGCAACTGCGCGAGCAAGCACCGCAGCAGGTACTCAAGGAAGGCAAAGCCGCCGGCAAAGTCACCCTGGGGCCGGACGGTGATTACGCCAATCTGGACGCCTTGGTGCATGACACCAAGCAAATGGTGGACGAGCGTCTGCGCGACGGTGGCGACCTGATCGCCATTATCGGCACTGATCTGCTGGCCGCAGACAAGGCCAAGCTGTATGCCAAGCAGGGCGACACCCCGACCGAGAAAGAGCGCATCGAGGACGCCCAGGTGATCGCCACCTACGGCGGTCTGCCGAGCTTTAGCGTTCCGTTCTTCCCGGTCAACGGCGTGCTGGTCACCAGTTGGGACAACCTGTCGATTTACTTTCAGGACTCCAGCTGGCGCAAGCAAACCGTGGACAACCCGAAACGCTCCCGCGTCGAGGATTACAACAGCCGCAACGAAGGCTACGTGATCGAGCAGCTGGAAAAGATCGCGCTAACCGAAAACGTGGAGCTGGTGAAGTGAGCCTGGCCCTTGCCCACAAGCGCCGCACTTTGGCCCTTGGAAGCGCTGCAGTGATCGCTGCTGCAGCGGCACCGCAGGCGTATTCGCCGGCGGAAGCCCTGAGCAGCCCGGCCAATGCCAAAAAGCACCTGCAACTGCAGGAAGCGGCAATGGCTCAAGACCTGGAGCGCCTGAGCGCGATCAAGGGGCTGGCCGGACGCCAGGCGCTCAAGCGTGAGGAACTGCTCCCCAAATATCAGGACTTCATCCAGCGCTACATGGATTCGGACCTAGTGATGCCGAACCCCGTCCTGGTGCAGGTGATGATCTGGCTGTTCGACACCGAGCAGTTCGAAGACGGCCTGGTGCTGGCGGGCTTTGCGATCGAACAGGGCCAGCAGATGCCGGAACGCTTCAAACGGCGCGACGTGCAGACCTTCGTTGCAGATGCGGTGATCGATTGGGCGTACGGTGAATACAACGCTCAACGCAGCCCGGAGCCTTACCTGTCCAACCTGCTGCCGCGTGTCGACGGTGAATGGGATCTGATCGAGCAGATCCCGAGCAAGTACCACAAGTTGATCGGCATGCGCGCCATGGAGGCCGAGCAGTGGGAAACCGCGCTCAAGCACCTGGAGCGTTCTACCGAGCTGTACGCGAAGGCCGGCAACGAGACGCGCATTGCGAAGTGTCGCAAGGCGATCGCCAAACAGACACCCGCCATCACCGGCGCCCAATAACCGACTACCCCCCCAGCGGGGAACTGTGGACGTGTGTCTGCCATTTATGGACAGCCCCACGAAAAACAGTCTCCCCGCCCTAATTCGAGCGGTCAGCAATGAGCTTTTCCGGGAAACCCACCACCTTTGTGGAACAAGCGATCGAGAACGACGGCTTCTGGCCGGACCTCTCTGTGACCGAGTTCCAGAAGGGTTACCGCCTTCCGGCGGAGCACCTGGTAGAGATGCTGGTCATCAACCTGGCCACGGCCATGACCGAGGTCAACCGTGACCTCGCCAAGTTGAAAGCGCGCTGGCAGGGCGCTGGAGTGTCACGCGTTGAATCTGCAGACAGCACCGTCCTGCCGGAGCGCACCTTTCAAGCTGAGACGTACAAGCGCGCCGTGTATTGCCGTGCGAAAGCCAGCTTGCTGCCGGAATTCGCCTCGATCATCCGTCGGGAAAGTGCGGAGAATCTGGGCAAGGAAGCCCCCGAGCGCAAGGAAACGTTTCTGGAGTTCAGCCAGCAGGCCGTCCGATCGCTACAGGGTCGCGGCCGCATCACGGCGGTGCTGCTGTGATCAAGCTCCGCGCCCTGACCACGTTCCTGATCGAGCGCCGGCTGGTCGAGCCTGAGCAGTTGGACAGCTGGACCAATCAGGTGAATCTCGAACTGATCTGGAAGCCTGACGTCGGCGGCATGCGCATGGGTGACATGCGCTACAGCGCCACGATCGCGCTGGAGCGTTTCGCCGATCATCCGGGGCGCCTGATGGCGTTGGTGGGCAGTTGGCTGGAGAGCCACGACCAGGACCGCGACGAACTGCCGCCTGCGAAGTTCGACATCACGATGCTCGACAACGATCTGGCCGACGTCGATATCACCCTCGAATTCATCGAGCCGCAATACCTGGCCGAGGATCCGCAGGGCGAAATCGAGGGTTTTGGTAAGACCTGGTCGTTCATCCCGTTTGACCTATGGGTCGCTGAACACGGCGAGGTGTCGAGCCGTGGCCGGGCGTAGCACCTTCGAACTCGATGCCCGGGGTTACCTGGGCGTGCGCGAGCAATTGGCGCTGCTGAGCCTGCCGCCGCAACTGCGCCGGCGTTTGCTAAACAACGTCTCCAAGCGCGTGCGATCGATGAGCCGCAAGCGGGTACGCGACCAGCAGAACCTCGACGGGTCACCGTTCGAGGCGCGCAAGGGCACCGGCAAGGGCAAAAAGAAGATGGAGGCGGGGCTGGCCAAGCTGATGCAGGTCACCCGTGTCAGCCCCGACGAAGCTGTGCTGGGCTGGAGAAACGCCCTGACCAGTTGGGTCGCGGCGCAGCAACACAACGGCGTCAGTGAACGCCGCACCGCCGCCCAGATGAAGCGCTGGAACAAGGTTCCGGAGGGACTAGCCGCGACCGAGAAACAGGCAAAGCGACTGCGGCGCTTGGGCTTCAAGGTTCGCCAGGCGGGCAAAAAGTCACTGACCAGGCCGTCTGTGGCTTGGATTCAAGAGCATGTGAACTACGCCAAGGCGGGGCTGCTGATCCGCATCTTGGACGATGAAAAAGCCGAGAGCAGCGGCGCGCAGAGCTGGGAAATCACCCTGCCCAAGCGCCAGTTCATCGGCGTCAGCACCGAACGAGACACTGGCTTGCTGCTGAACCAGGTGCTCCAACAAATTCTCAATTCACCCCGCTAGCGAGGCACTGCATGGCACTCGGCAAAGTCAGCGTTAACAACCTCAATCTCGGCCAGGGTGCCGTGACTGAGATCGAACGCTATTTCCTTTTCATCGGCACCGCCGCCAAAAACGTCGGCCAGTTGCTCGCCCTCAATACCGACAGCGACCTCGACGGTTCGCTGGGTATTCCGGCCAGTGATTTGAAAACCCAGATCACGGCCGCACGTCTCAACGGCGGCGATCGCTGGGCGTGCCTGGCCGCTCCGGTCGCGGCCGACGGTGACTGGTTCGAAGCGCTGACGAATGCGCAGCAAAAAGGCTTTTCAGTCGAAGCGGTGGTTATCACCAAGCCTGTGACCGAGGGCGCGCAGTTGTCGGCCATGCATGACGCGGCGATCGCGCTGAACAACACCTTCGGCCGTCGCGCTTTCGTCTTGGCGGCAAGTGCTGGCATCACTGTGCAACAGACCTGGTCGGAATACCTGATCGAGCAGAAGAAAATTACCGCCGATCTGGCGGCGCCGCGTGTCCTGGTCGTGCCGCAGTTGCACGGCAATGACCTGGGAGTGCTGGCTGGTCGACTGGCCAACGCCGCCGTGAGCATTGCTGACAGTCCAATGCGCGTGGCGTCCGGTGCAGTGTTGGGGCTGGGCACCGTTCCCGTCGACAAGGAAGGCGTGCCGTTGCCGTCCGCCATTCGCGCCGAACTGGATGCGGCTCGCTTCTCCGTGTCGCAAACCTATCCCGATTACCCAGGCGTGTTCTGGGGCGACGGCAACATGCTGGATGCACCGGCGAGCGATTTTCAGGTAGTCGAGTATTTGCGCCTGGCCGACAAGGCTGCTCGCCAAGTTCGCCCGCTGCTGATCCGCCGTGTAGGCGATCGCCGCCTGAACAATTCGCCCAACAGCATGGCGGCCGCAATCAGCGCTTTCATGAAGCCACTGCGCCAGATGGCCAAGGCCACCACGTTCGCCGGCGAGGTGTTCCCTGGCGAGATCGAATCGCCCCAGGACGGCGACATCGTCCTGGTGTGGCGCAGCAAAACCAAGGTTGAGATCTACATCAAGATCCGACCGCTCAACTGCCCGAAAGACCTCACGGCGAACATCGCCCTGGACCTTTCCCACGACGATTCGGAGTAATCCCCTATGTCCCGTATTGGCGGTAAAAACTTCGACATCAACCTGGGCGATCTGCAGATCCACGTTGAAAGTTGCACCCTGGATATCACCGACAACACCGCCGTGGCGCAAACCCGTGGCGTCCCCAACGGCACCGTCGACGGCGATGTGTCTGCCAGTGGCGAGTTCGAGTTCGACACCAACAACTTCAACCTGCTGATCGAGGCGGCACGCTCTGCCGGCAGCTTCCGTCAGTTGGAACCTTTCGACTCGGTGTTCTTCGCCAAAGCCGGCGATGAAGAACTGCGCATCGAGGCCTTCGGCTGCAAGTTGAAGGTGTCCAGCCTGCTCAGTGTCGACCCGAAAGGCGGCGAGAAAACCAAGCACAAGGTGCCGTTCGACGTTTCCAGTCCGGACTTCATCCGCATCAACGGCGTGCCGTATCTGGCAGCTGCCGAGATCGAGGGCCTGCGCTGATGGTCTGCCCGTTCGACCGCGCCCAGGCATTGGAGCAACGCCAGCGTGACCAGGCGATCGCCGCTCAGCTGGCCCGCACGCGGCCGATCGGGCCAAGCCTGACCCATTGCGAGGACTGCGATAAACCGATCCCCGAAAAACGCCAGGCGTTGGGCGGTATGACTCGCTGCGTGCCGTGCCAAACCATTTTTGAGAAAGAGGTTCTGCGATGAGCGCGAATCAGGTCGCCCAAGACACCGCCGTTGCCTTGGCCAAGGCTTCGCCTGCAATCGGCGTGGCTGCTACAGGTGTGACGGGCGCCGTCGATTGGTCGGCGGTCGCCTACATGCTGACCGCGCTCTACATGGTGCTGCAGATCCTTCTGCTGATTCCCAAGTATCGCCAGATGCTGGTGGACTGGAAGGGCAAGTCTTGAGCCTGCGCACCAAGATCGCCACCGGAGTGATCGTGCTGGCCAGCGCGCCTTTGCTCGCATTCCTGGGCAAGTGGGAAGGCAATGGCCAGAACGTGGTGTACCCCGACAAGCTGGCCCGTGGCCTGCCTACGGTGTGCAAGGGCATCACCCGTTACACCACTCCGTATCCGTTGATCGTCGGTGACTACTGGTCGCCGGCACGCTGTGCCGAGGTGGAGCAGCTGGTGGTCGAGAAAGGCCAAGTGGCTCTGGCTGACTGCCTGAGCAACCCAGCGATCGGGCAAAAGACTTTCGACGCCCTGAGCAGCCACGGCCACAACTTCGGTGTGCCAAGTACCTGTGCCAGTCGCGCGGTCGGCTTGATCAATGCCGGCCGCATCGCCGAGGGCTGCAAGGCGTTGGCCTGGGCGCCGGATGGCAAGACAGCAGTGTGGTCGTCGATCACCGATGCCCAGGGCCGCAAGCAGTTTGTACCCGGGCTGCACGCTCGCCGGCGCGCCGAAGCGGCTATGTGTGCTGAGGGGTTGTGATGCTGCGCGAGATCCTGTTTCCGCTGCTGGCGTGCCTGGCGGCGTTCATTGGGATCGACATCTTGCAGGGACAGCGCGACACCGCCCGGGCGGAGCGTGATGCAGCCCAGTACGAAGCCAGCGGCCTGCGTGAAGCTGCCCGAATCAGCGGCGAAATGATCGCCGCCCGTGACGCGATCGACCGTAACCGTACCGAGGAACTGAACGATGCACGCATCCAAATCGATGCTCTACGCCTTGATGTTGCCGATGGCCGTCAGCGGCTGCGCGTCAAAGCCACTTGCAGCACCACCACGCCAAACGCCACCGGCGCCGGCGGCTTGGCTGATGCAGGCACCGCCGAACTCGCAGCAGACGCTCGACCGGATTATTTCACCCTCAGAGATCAGCTCGCTCTCAGCAAGCAAATGATCCTGGGCCTGCAGGACTACGTCAGCCAGGTATGCCTGCGCTGACCTGATTCACCCTTTAATCCAACCACTAAAACGGACATGAACATGAGCCAGATGCAAACCCGCGATATCACCCTGGAAGTCGGCGACAAAGAATTCACTTTCACCCTGACGCCTCAGGACGTGACCAAGTACTTCAACGCTATGACCGCCAACAACAAGGTCGCGCCGTCGTTCAACCTCCTGAGCAGCACCGTGCTGCCTGCGCAGAAGGCTGAATTGCGCGAGCTGATGGCCAACCCGGTGATGACCATGCAGATCGCCGGCGCGCTGCTCGAGGAGTACGCCCCTGACATCGAGATCATCGTAAAAAAGCCCTTGAGCACGCTGACCGCCTGAACGAGGACGGTCTGGGCCAGTTAATGGCCCTGACCAACCGTTGGCTACCAGGTGCCGAGCCCAGCATTGAAAACATGGGCACGGCTAAGTGGCTGGAAGACGAACACTGGAAGCGCATGGAATTCGCCGTAGCCAACGGCATTGCGCATGCGCTGAACGGATAGGAAACGCATGGCCGACCGTAGTGCCCGCCTGGACTTTATCCTGGCCCTGACCGACAAGGTCACCGCACCACTGGGCAAGGTGAAGATGGGCTTTTCCGAGCTTTCCGAGCAAAGCGAAAAGAACATCAAAACGATGGGCATGGGCTTGGCCGGCGTAACGGGCGCTTTTGTCGGCATCAACGAATCCCTGCAACCGGCTTTGGAAATGAACCGTGCCTTGGACGAGGTCAAATCCTTGGGCGTGGCCGAGGACGCGCTCACGGCGCTGAATCAAAAATCTCTGGAGTTCTCGGTTGCCTATGGCGAGAACGCCCGAGACTTTGTCGCCTCGGCGTACACCATTGAGGGCGCTATCAAGGGCCTGACAGGCAATCAGCTGGCCACCTTCACCAACACCAGCAACCTGTTGGCCAAGGCCACCAAGTCCGATGCCGAGACCATGGGCGCCTACGTGGGCACCATGTACAACCTGTTCAAGGGCCAGGCCGACGCTATGGGCAAGGGCGAATGGGTGGAAAAGCTCGGCGGGCAAACTGCTCTCGCTGTGCAGCTGTTCCGTACCGACGGCGCCCAGCTCAAGGACGCGTTTAAGGAAGTGGGCTCGATCGCCACCGCCGCCGGCGTGGACATCGCCGAGCAGTTCGCGGTGATCGGTTCGCTGAGCAGCACCATGGAAGGCGGCGATGCCGGCGGACGCTACAAAGCGTTCTTCGAGAACCTGGGCGCCGCTTCCGAAAAGATGGGCATGAAGTTCACCGACTCCAACGGTAAGGCGTTGCCCATGCTGCAGATCATGGAAAAGCTGCAGGGCAAACTCGGCGACCTGACCAGTGCTTCGGCCAACACCAAACTTATGGAGGCGTTTGGCGGGGAGGGTGCGCAAGTCATCACATCCCTGGCCAAGGACACCGATCGACTGCGCAACGGCATGGATAAGTTGGGCAAGGTGCGCGGCCTCGAGGACGCCGAGAACATGGCCAAAGCCATGGTGGATCCGTGGCAACAATTTGCTGCAGCGGTCGAAGCGCTGCGCATTGCCTTCGGCCAGGCACTGATCCCGATCCTCACCCCGCTGATGGCCAAGCTGTCCGGCATTGCCGGCACCATGACCCGCTGGACCCAGATGTTCCCCAACATCACGCGGGTGATCGGCATCGTCTCGCTGACGATCCTTGCGCTTATCGCCGCGATGTCATTGCTGACGTTCGCAGTCGGCGCCGGCCGTATGGCGTGGCTGGCCATGGTCACCGTCTGGAAGGTGGTGCAACTGCTCAACCTTCGCGCCGTCGCCGGTTTCCTTCTGCAGGTGGCGGTTATCGCGCTGTACGTCGCTGGCCTGACGATCCTTTACACCACCATGGCGCTGATTCGCGGCGCGATGATGCTCTGGCAAGGCGCGATCTGGCTCGTCAACGCGGCGATGCTGGCCAACCCGGTCGTGTGGATCGTGATCGGCGTTATGGCCCTGGTCGCGGCCGTGATTGCGGCGGTTGTTTACTGGGACGAGTGGACAGCTGCACTGATGAACAGCGAGGCCTTCAAGTGGGTCAGCGATCAGCTCACCGCGTTGTCGGACTGGTTCACGTCCATGGGTGGCTGGAGTGGGATGGCCAAGGCCGCTTGGGACGGCATCGTCGCGATCTTTCACAAGGCGATCAACAGCCTGATCGAGATGCTGAACAAGATCCCGGGCGTCGACATCGAGACGAAATTCGGCGCCATGCCCGAGGTACCCGGCACCGACATTGGCGTCAACAACGTGGACGCCTCTGCCGCCGCCCAAAAAGCCCAGCAAACCATCAAAGCAGCCATTCCAACCCTGTCGCCTGTGCGGCCTAACGCCGTGCCGCCGGGTGGCCTGCTGACCAGCATTCAGAACAACAACAGCAGCCAGAACAAGGGCACCCATGTGGAAACGCTGAACATCAACACCGCCAAGCCGATGACGCCGCTGGAACTCGAAAACATGATGAACATGGCGGTGCCGGGATGAGCGAATACATCGACCTGCTGATCCAGGACAACGACCTGGTGCTTGATCCGTCCCGCCAGCCTGAGCTGATCGATGACCGGGCCAGCATTGCCCAGGACATCGCTCACATGATCCGCGACAGCGGCCTGCTGGTGACGTTGGTGGCAGAGCGCAACCGCCTGAAACAGCGCGACTGCATTCAGCAACTGGAGCTGCTGGTCGAGGCGGATGAACGCCTCGTACCTGGTACGGCACAGATCACCCAGCTTGAACCCGGGCAGTTCCTAGTGACGGCCACAACCCTGAAATTCGGCAGTATCGAGGTGACGTTGTGAGTGACGTGGATTTCAAACAGGCCCTGTCCGACGCCGGCATTCCGACTACTGAGGCCGGCCTGCGCCAGGCGTGGGAAGCAGAAGTGATCGCCCAGGGCAGCAAACTGAGCAACACCAGCACCTGGTCGCCGTTCTGGCGGGTGGTCACCGCTCTGGTGACCAAGCCGGTGCTGTGGATCCTCGACTTTTTTGTCTCGACGGTCCTGCCGAATTTCTTCGTCAAAACCGCTGTGGATGCCTGGCTGGACATGCTGGCCTGGGGTGTGAACGTAGAGCGTAAAGGCGCGACCAAAGCCCGTGGTTCTTTGCTGTTCACCCGCGTCGCCGCCGGCGGCGCGCTCGAGGTCGCAAAGGGGACCGTAGTGCAGTCGGCCGCGATCAATGGGCATATTTACCAGCTGGTGACCACGGCGATCGGCACGTTCTCCGATGGTGCCATGCAGACATTGATCCCGGTGGAGGCGGTCGACGTGGGCAGTGGTTTCAACTTGGCCCCGGGTTACTACGCCGTGCTCCCTGTGCCCATCCCCGGCATAGCCCAGGTGGTTAACGCTGACGGTTGGTTGACCACACCCGGCGCGGACAGGGAACCCAACGACGAGCTGCGTTTGCGCGTGCGCAACCAGTTCTCGGCTGTGAACCAGTGGCACACCGATGCGGTGTACCGGGCGATGATTTCGGCCTTTCCGGGTGTGCGGCCGGACGGCGTGTATTTCGAACATGGCGCCCCACGCGGCCCGGGCAGTGCCAACGCGTTTGTGTTGTTCGATGCCGACGTGCCGGCGGCGACTTATCTGGCTCAGATCAATGCGCACATTCGCGACCAGGGCAACCACGGCCACGGTGATGACCTGCTGGTGATGGTCATGCCGGAAACCCTGCACACGCTGCGCGTAACGATCTGGCCGCGCTCCACGGTGAGCGCCGCGCAACGCCTGACCCTGCTGGACGAAGTCGCGCTGTTCATCCGGGCGGCGTTCCGCGAAAGCACCGACAGCGACTTCCAGCCGACGCTGACCTACCCGCAATCGCGGTTTTCTTTCAGCCGCCTGGGCGAAGAACTGCACCAGCAATTCCCGGGGATCGAATCGCTGCACTTCGACAACGACGACATCCTGTCGGAACTGAACATTCCCCGGATCCAGAGTCTCGAGGTGCTGGCCAATGATTAAGCTCAGTCTGCCTTTCTGGCTGGGGGGCAAAGAGCTGGAAAAGCTCACGGCTGCCGCGCAGTCCTGGTGGGAAAAGGTGCAGGGCTGGTTGCGCTGGCCACTGCTGCAGCTGGATGCCGACACCTGCCAACTGACCGTGCTCGATCTGCTGGCCTGGCAGCGCGACATCACCCGATTCAAAGGTGAACCCGAAAGCATGTATCGCCTGCGCGTGAAGTTCGCCTTCATCAACGCGGTCGACGCAGGCAGCACCGCCGGTATGAAACGCATCCTCCAGCGCCTCGGGGTCGGGTACGTCGAAATTGAGGAGCGCATGCCCGAGCGGGATTGGGACGTAGTGCTGCTGCGTTTTTCCGATACGCAACTTTCGCAAAACCCTGAACTGTTGCGGGTGTTGATCCAGCAATACGGCCGCACCTGCCGCCGCTATGACTTCGTGACCATCACGCCGGTGCCGTTCCGCATCGCTGTGGTCGACTTCAACGACGACCAGCAAACGCTGGTTGCCAGCCTCTAGGAGCCCCCATGGGAGCCAGCATTACCCTTGCGGGTGAAAGCCTGATCGCGCAAAAACACGTCGCCCAGTTGGGCCTCGATGTCACGCGCTTCATCTTTGCCAACGTGCCCGGGCTTGACCCGAGCGGGCCGGTAGACCGCGCCGCGCCGAAACCTGCGGCCGGGCAGATCGTCCACGTCTATGACATTCCCGAAGAAAACGCCGGGTTCGTGAATCCCAACCAGGTGGTGTACAGCTCGCAGATCGGGTCGGACGTCGGGGATTGGGATTTCAACTGGATCGGGCTGGAGACAGCCGAAGGCGTGTTGTTCGCCGTGGCCTACGTGCCGCTGCAGATCAAGCGCCGCAACATTCCGCCGCTGCAGATCGGCAACAACCTCACGCGTAACTTTCTGGTGGCCTTTGACGGTGCCCAGGCGCTGACCGGAATCACCATCGATGCCGCCACCTGGCAGCATGACTTCACCGTGCGCCTGGCTGGCATCGATGAGCGTGAGCGCTTGAGCAATCGCGACATCTACGGCAGGGCGTGTTTTTTCGGGGCTGCGTTGCAACTGGAAAAAGTCGCCGGCACCTATCAGATCCAACCCGGGACGGCGTATGTCGAAGGCGTACGCGTGGTGCGCAGTGCAGCGCTGCCTGTCGTGCCGGCCGAATTCCCCTGCACCGCGTGGCTCGATGTCTCCCTACAACGTGAGTTGAGCGACGTTGTGGCCAGCTGGCAAGTGATGTTCGCCGCCGATCGGCCCGACTACACCGACAGCGCCGGAACCCGGCACTACTGCGTGGCCATCGCGGATCTGCCCAATGCCAATACGATCATCGATCGGCGCACGGTCGAGCAGATCGAAGATCCCCTGGTCAGCCACTTCGCCGCCCGTGTTGGGGACTATCCGCATCTGCGCGCCCGGGGCACGACCAAAGAAGACGTCGGTCTGCCCCTGATCCCGAACGCCCTCAGCGATGACTGGCGCACTGATGACAGCCAGATCCTCGCCACCACCAAGGCCGTGGCTCAGGCCGTTGCGAAGAATTACACGGGTCCATTGAGCGCCGGGCAGGTGCTGACGGCTTCGATGCGCGGTGTGGTGCTGCTCGATGCCAATACCCAGTCGCAGACCTTCACTTTGCCGCCGGCGAACGAGACCACCGGCGTCATTGATCTGATTATCCGGCGCGTCGACAACAGCCGTATGCGCCTGCGGGTGCAAAGCGCCGGTAACGACCGGATCCTGTTCCACACACATTTGAGTCCAACCGGGTATCCGTTCCTGTTGCTGATGGGCGCCGGCGACTGGTGGCATCTGCGCAGCGATGGCAAAGGTCAGTGGTGGCCGATCGGGCGGGCCGACAGCGCCGCTTTGGGCCGTCCGGTGTTTGATACGACGATGAGCTTTCCCCCGGGTGGGTACGGCCCGATCAATGGTGACCTGTTGTTGCGTGCTGACTGGCCATGGTTATGGGATCTGGCGCGCACGTCGGGAATGCTGACCACGGAGGCAGGCCGCGCCGGGATGGAAGGCGGATGGACCAGTGGTGACGGGGTGACGACTTTTCGCATACCTGAGATCCGCGGCGAATTTCTGCGCCTACTCGATGAAAACCGGGGAGTGGATATCGGTCGGGTGGCAGGCAGCTCGCAACGCGCTACCCGGGTAGCCAACTCGCCGGGCCAGTACGGCGTGGATTTGCCGTCGAACAACTGGCTGGAAAGCATCGAGGGGGGGGAGGATCTCGGCACTCAATTCGTCACCCCCACCATCAACTCTCGTTCCGGAATTTCTGCCGCTCGCGTTCGGGTGCGAAACATCGCCTATCCAGGCCGGCTGAAGGTGATTTAAGACATGACGACGACTTACCTGATTGATGAACTTCTCGTGCTGCACGGACCGGTGACTTTGCCGGAAATCCCAGGCTACGGCCCGCAGTCCCCAAGTAACGCGCTGATATTGGCTAACCCGTTGCCGGCGCCAAAAGCCGGCCATGTCTGGCACCTGGTGAATGGCAAGCCAAAGCAGATCGAGGATCGCCGGGGCACGGTCTACCGCTTGCCGAACGGAACCCCCGAATCCTATTGGCGCCTCGGTCCGCTGCCGGCGGATCTGACGACGTTGACGCGACCTTCGGATTCACACATCTGGACCAATGGCGCCTGGTCATTGGATCTCACGCAGCTACACGCGGGGAAAGTGGCAGAGGTCAACACCGCCTGCACGACGGGGATCACCGGCGGCTTTGCGTCGTCGGCATTGGGCACCACGCACCGCTACGGTAGCGCGCTGGATGACCAGTTGAACCTGACCGGCCTTATTCTCAGTGGCGCCGACAGTCTTTGTTCCTGTCGCGACGAGCAGGGTGTCAAGGCATACCGACCGCACACCGCCACCCAATTGCGTCAGGTCGGTGACGACTTCACCGCGTTTAAGTTGGTGTGGTTGCATCACGCCAACTCGCTTAAGCAGCAATTGGACCAGGCGCTGGCCAACACCGATCGCGTTGCGCTCGAGGCGATCTCCTGGACGGTGCCGGCATGAACTGGTCACCGGTGACGATGCGCTGGCCCGAGCAGGCCACGCAGTGGATGGATGGCCTCAAGGATGCGCAGGCGCTCGCCGGTGGCGAGCTGGCCAGCACCGCGCAACGTTTGGTCGGTCTCGAGGGCCTGGCCAGCACCAACCCGGGACCGGTCGGCGATGCCGCAAAGGGGGCGATCGCCGCAGGGCGCGCTGCATTGGCTGAGCAGTTGGGCCAGGTGCCGGCGTGCCTGGTGGTCACGCCGTTTCAAAGCGGTATCGGCCAGGGTCGCGGCCACCAGCGTGCGCTCTCGGCGCCCAACTTACTGCAGCAGCTGGCGAGCAAGTTGATCGATGGCACGGATACCGGTCGACCGACCGGGCCGCAGTACGCGCTTTCGTTGTTGTTCCTGGGCACAAACTTTGATCAGTTGGCCGGTACGTTGTCGCGCTTCAATGCGCTGCTGCCTATTCCTGACCTGGTGCGAACTGAGCGCCGCGCCCGGCACCTGTCTGTGCTGGAGGCGGAAAAGTGGGAGATCCCGACTGCCGGCCCGCTACCCCGCTGGCAAGCGCTGCCGCTTGAGCGCTGCACCGTCGTGAAAGCGGCGAAGCAATCCATGGCGGGGCAACTCGCGGTGCTGGAAAGCTACGCGGCTGACAGTTCGCCACTGGGCGATCTCGCCGCGCTGGCCCAGCGCAAGGCCACGCAGCAACAGGGTCGTGATCAGCAGTTGAACGAACTCAAGGCCTTGCTGGCCGGTGGTGCGGCTGACACCAGCATGCGCGCCCGCTTGATCGGGCCGGGCGATGTCAACGAGCTGCGCCGATCGCTACTCGAGGGCGACACACCTGGGCACGAATGGGTGCAGTCCGCCGGAGTGCTGCTGGTGGGTTCGCTGGAGGGATTGAGTTTTGTACGGGAGATGGTCGGCTTATGACCTTACTACTCGACGGCGAACAGGTAATGGGCAAGCGGATGAAAATCACTGCCAACCTGCGTATCGAGGCCGACGATATGTCTGGCCAGACCAGCAACACCGAGACGGCGCACAAGGGTTTCAAGCCGAAGACCCTTGCTGTGTCGTTGATGATCCCCTTCGTCGACGCGGTGCAGATGCGCACGATCATGCGTCTGGCCGAAGCCACGGCCGGGGGCGGTCAGCTCAAAATGTACCGGATCGTCAACGATACCGCCGCCGCGTTCGGCATCCGTGAGGTGCAGTTTGCGGACGGTGTCAGCGCCCGTGAAGACGACACGCTGGCCGCTTGGCTCGTGCAGTTCACTCTCTCGGAAAAAGCCTCGAACCCCGAGAAGGTAGAGCAGCGCAGGGCGGCGAATGGCGTCAGCTCACAATCTGCGCCTGGTCAGGCTGTCGGGGGAGCAGCTGGGGGAGCGGGTGGTGCCGGCGAAGCTCAGGAACTAAGCGGTTTTGAAAAAACCCTCAAGAAACTGGACGACTACCTGGCGCCGAAAACATGAAGCTGCATAAGGTTTTGACGATTGCCGGGAAGGTCTACCCGCTGATTAAGGATGAAGTGCGCCTGGACATCCAAAGCCCTGGCCGGGCGACGTTCACGGTACAGGCTGGCGAGCAGCTAAAAGGGCTGGTGACGCTCGATATCGGCTACAACGAGCGCACGCTGCAGCGCCATTTCCTCGGTTACGTCGAGCGCTCGACCGCCGCCAACACCAATCAGCAGCTGGTGGCCTGTCGAGAACTGTCCTCGATCTTGGCAAATCCATTGCCGATGAACCTGCGTCACGTCGACGTGCAGGCCGTGCTGGCCGAGATCAGCGACAAAACCGGGCTGGGTTTTCGTGTTCCGGACAAGGCCTACGCCAAGGTCAAAGCACCTTATTTCTACAGCCTGGCGGCGGGCTACTTGGCGATGGACAGCATGGCCAGCGTCTTCAACATCCCCGACTTTATCTGGCAGCAGCAGGGCGACGGTGAAGTCTTCGTGGGCAGTTGGGCCGACAGTTTTTTCGGTACACGATCGGCTCTGCAGCTGCCCGTCGAATTGTTCGACGGCTACCAGGGCAATCAAAGCGCAATGATCGCGCCCCTTCCAGGGCTTCGACCAGGTGCAACCATCAACCAAGGCGAGCGAATCACCAGTGTGACCCTCGCCGGCAATCAAATGGCGATCAAATGGACGACGCAATCAAGCGCAGCGTAGCGCGCCAATTCCCCGAACTGAGCGGTGGTTACCATCTGCCGCGCTTTGGCCGCGTAATTGCGGTACCGGATGCGCCGACGGCGCCCGGGCTGTGTGACGACTTCCGACCGCGCTTCGGCGTCGACGTCGAAGTGCTGCTGGCCAATGGTGAGCCGGATCCGGATCTGCCGATTTTGACCGGCCTGCCATTGCCGGCGCCGATGGGCGGGCAAGAGGCGGGGATGTTCGGCTTTCCGGAGGAAGGCACCACCGTCGTGATCAGCTTTGCTTACGGTCTGCCACACAAGCCGTTCATCACGCAGATCCTGCCGCACGGTCTGAGCCTGCCCCGGGTGCCGAAGGGCGACCAGGTGTGGCAGCACAGCGAGGCGTGCCAGCAGCGCGTCGACGCGGACGGCAACTGGCTTCGCCAAACCGATGGCAAGATCCAGGACAAGGCGATCGAGCGCGAGGTTGAGGCGCTGGAGAACCGCGAACAGTTCCAGAGCCACACTCAGGCGGTGGATGACCATTCGACCGAGTCGGTGGGAGGCATCAAGAAGATCGAAGCATTGGGCGCGCTCAAGCTGTTGTCGGGCGGATCTGCGAGCTTGGCGGCGGTGGATGACCTGCACCAGGCGACTGGCCGGGATCTGAACCTAGTGGTGGGGCAGAAGTACAACGCTACGGTTGGCGGCGATATGCAGGAGCGGATCGAGGGTTTGCGGCGAAGCCTGGCAAGCAAGGGACAACGCCTGCAAGCGCCAAAGAATTGGATCGGCTCTGAAAGCGTGAATCTATTTCAGGTGGTTTGCGAGACACTCGATCTGTTGGAACAGATGAATGCCCAGATAGCTGCACACGTTCACGGTGCGAGTCCTGCCCCATCTAACAGCGGAGCTTTTTTAGAACTTCGTATCTCCGCGCTTCAATTAAACGAAAAAACCAAGGCCGCCACGCTCTAGCGACAGCCTTGATTAATTTATCCCTGCTTGCTTACTAGGCGGGGACGAGCCTTCACATACGCGGCGAACAACGAGTCGCTGAAACGATAGTAGCGATCGCGCATCTTTACGATCTCACCGCCATATTCATCTGAAGCGAGATGGCCGACATATTGACTTGCGTTATCTACACCCTGGTCTAATGCAAGCTTATAAGCGTTTGTAGTCCAGACTTCGCCGTCATCAGCTTGAGTGGATGCGAGAGCTTTCAAAACAATTTCGCGGTGCTCCGAAGATGCAACAGCTTTTTTATATCGACCTTCGAGTACAGGATCAGATCCATGTTCAGCTATCGATTGAACAGTAGCCTCGATATCCTCAACTGTAATTACTTGCTTCCCTGCCTGGTAGGCTAGCCTGAAAGCATACTTACCGATCAAATGCACCATGTATGGGTGCCCTTGCGCAAGGGAAATGATTCGTTCCTCTGCATCGGTGTTGAACGTCAGATAGTTGTCAATTGCACTTTCCGCAATGTCAATAATCTCACGAAGCTCTTCACTACTCATTGAAGGGAGAGGAATGATGGAACCTGCGAACAATCTATTCGAGGATTGATGTTCTTTCATTAATTGCTGGATGTCTTGAGCAACACCAACTATGCAGAATTTTATTTCAGGAACGTTTGTGGCGAGAGCTTTTAAAAAAGAAGCAAAGCCACTCGGATCCCCTATTTGGTCAAACTCGTCAATAACAATGAGTATTCCGTCTTTGGAAAGCTTCTGCTCTACAATCGCGGCGACGGCATTTGTGAAAACAGTATCGATTGAGTGAGAGCCGATAGCGGCCGAACTTTCTACCTCTGTCCGTTTTTCCCCATCTAGGGCGACTTTCATTCCAAGTATATTTGCGCCAAATCTCGGAGTATAGGAACTAACGATTTTTGATGCTTTCGGGATTTGAGTTACCCACTCCCCTAAGCAGCCAGAAGACGTAAGCAAACGTTCTAAAAGCGCTGTGGTATCAGTGGTGGTTTGACCGCAGGCGTAGTAAAACGTTTGGAAGTCCAGTTTTTCGTCGTGCGGAAGAACTAACTTTTCTAACAGGTCATTGTCACCTGTGGCAATGTTAATCAATTGCCGAGAGAGCGAGGTTTTACCAATTCCACGGTTGCCAACAATCGCTATATGAGATCCTGCTGCAATCAATCCGTAATAAGCATCGCCAACTGATTTTTTTCTACCTGCGAACCGCGTTGCGCTATTTATTTCTTTGGCTGGTTGAAATGCGTTTTCTACCTTGCTAATTGACGGTTTTGCCATGATCCAATCCTTGAGATGATGATCGCTCTCTGATGGCTGAAACTATACATAAAATCTCGTGGGGCGCAGGGGAAGAAGCAAAAACTTTTATCCCTGCCTGCACCACCAGGATTGGGCATAAGCGCAGCCGTCGATGTACTCAATGCCGCTCAATACGAACCCAGTCACGGCCATTCCTGCCAGAGTTGCATCAAGCAAAGGCGGCAGAGGATCCGGATCGAGCGGCATTCCTACCACAACGCGAGCAACGTTTGCTGCCCGGCCTAATTCATGGCAGTCAGTAGAGTTAACCATGACATTGCCCCGGATTGCCGGATAGCGGCGCCGCTCCTTGGGATCCAGCGCGACACCACGTAAGCGCATGGGTGTGACCAATACGTACATGGGGCCTCCTACTCGTCACCGCCAAGATCAAGAAGCCACTCGACAGCAAAGGCCAGCGCCGCGTCCGCCAGCTCAAGCATATCGCTGAGGTGATCAGCATCGATCAGGTGGGCCTGGTGCAGAGCATGGGCTTGCCTGAGCAACGCTTTGTGATGGGCACCGGGCATTGCGAGCAAAGCGGCTTCATCGCGCAACATGACCCGCCACTGCACAATTGCGGATGACTCCGGGGTTACGGTTCCCGCTGATTCTCTATTCATCGGTCATGCCTACCTTCTCGAAGCACTGTATATAAAAACAGTATATCGATCAGCTCATTCCCCTACATCAAAAGAGCGACTGACGGCGATCGGCCCTGGATCGATCGCCGGGACGCCGATCGCTGGACCGCTCACAGAAAATTCCGCCGCCACAAAAAAAACTGCTGAAAAAGCACTTATCCCCCTCCCGCCGACGGACTCTGCGTCCGCCTTTTGTGCAAAGGGAGATAGGGTGAAAATCAAAAGGCTGGCTAGGCCTGCTTCGGGGGCGGTGCCAAATGTGGCGATTTCACGAAGTGCAAGATTTTGCAAACTTGTGCAGAGGCTTCGCAAACCACCTGCCGCGAGCCACGGTATTGACGAATAGCTAAAGTCGCCTGTTTACAGGGGGCGAGCCCTTAAAAATCGGAAATTTCCCGAGTTTTCAGTTCTTTAGAGCTTTAATGGGGAAGGCCTGGAGGCTATTCAGGAAAAGGGGGCAATTGGACTGAAAGCCCCCAGGTATCGCCCGTTCAGGGCATCGGCGCATTTCAAAGGATCCCAAAAACGCATGGTATTTTGGGATCACCGGCAGGATTACTACTTAATGAGGCCCCAAGAACCGGTCGCCATTGAAGTGGATCATATGGGTAGGTGCATCCGCAACCCAGACCTCAGTTTCCCAAGCCAGGACTGACAAATATTTAACCATGGTTTTTCGATCTGGGAAGGCACTAACATATACAAGCCCAGCTTTAGCGGAAGAAAATAGTTTAGCGAGCTCGTTATGGCGTTTCCCGTCAACTGGGCCGTGGGAGGTTACGGACTCAATAAGTAGTAGCCAATCACGCTCAGGCCAATATAAGACGACGTCTGGAAGTTTTCCTTTTCGATCAACGACAACGCCTAGTTCGGCTAGACGTTCTTTATCGAAAAAATCTTCTTTCGCGCCAGTATCGCCTAAGTAGATAACCTCCGCACCAGGTGCAAATCTAGGTCCAAACTCGGTTACGATATCACTGATAAGCTGGCTATGTGCGCCGGGGCTTAGTTTGATTTGTGTTTTCCCATTTAGAATAAGAGGGATTAGCTCCATTTCTCTACCCATAGCGTACTGAGAGATGAGTGTAGGAGATGCCTGTAACCATTTTGCTAACGCAGAATCCCAATCAGGAGTTCCATAAGTCAGTAGCACATGAAATAGTTCTAGTGCAATTTGATAGCAGGCACTCGGAGAGTTAACTGGCCGATCGGGCTTGTCTGGATTATAGAGACATAAGCCGGCATCAACAAACTGGTGTAGTGTCTGCCGGCGGAATGTCTCCCTTGTATTCGGTGCATACTCTTTGCCGTATTTTTCCCTAACCCAAGTCATTATTGGTGTGACACCAATGAGTGGGCGCTGTAATTCGCTCCAAGATTGATCTGGCGCTAAATTCAAAAGAGCTAATAAAGTCAGGGCTGTTCTTTCATTATGCTGAGCTTTCGGAAGCCCAAGTAAAATCAATATTTTTAGCGCATCATCAATTTTTTGTTGGGCGTCCATGGGGCTGTTTCGTTCTCCGGTCATTCGAAAAATCTCTTCATCAATGAAGTTATCTATTTCCATTTGCGTCGGAATGCGATCTTCAACGCAGGCGCCCAACCGGAGCAGAGAATCCTTTGAAGGATAATTCAGGTTTTTTAGGTCTGTCGCATTAACCTGCGTGTGGCCGCCGAAGTTTCTGTAGTATTTGTCGAGTAAAGTGCTATTCAAATAGATAAATAACCCACGAGCAATCATAGGGTCAAAACCTATTTTTCCGGTGTGGAACACATTTAGGCCATTATCTAACCCAATGAGTTCACCCGGTAGCTCTCCTTCATATAAGGTCGCGACAATTCGACGCTTTTCTTCCTTCGAACTGAAGCGTCGCACAAATACAAATGAGCCACTATTAGCCCAGAGTGATTTTTTTGTAGCGGGCGTTATATCTATCGCATTTGGTTTTTTTCCTGTCTTAGGCCAGTTAACGCGTAACCCCAGATGACTTGGCCCAAGTAATGGTACAGAATTATTATCCTTGCTGTCCTTCAGGAATTCTTTGGCGCGAAAACTTACCACTGGACCAGTCGAAACGCTGACATTCAAATCCTGTAGTTTTGAAGAAAAAACTTCCAGTTTTTTGATGACCGCTAGGTCTCTGTCGTTCGCTGCAATATGGAAGAATTTTTCTTTATCGTTAGGGTAAACTATGCTGCTGAAATCGACACGTCGAACTGTCATGTCGGAAGCTGTAATAGTGCCGGATTCTTCATCTAGATGGAAGTCAGATGATGGGCTTGAGGTAATAGTTACGGTACCTTGGCTTTTGCCTTTTGTTAAGTGAATGATGATGTTTTCTTGAAGTACTTCATCATCAGAAAAAGCCATGTTTCGGCTATCAAAAATATGAATATGGTTAATGGCGCTGGTTTCGATTATTAGTTCGCGAAAAGCTTGATAGTACGGGCCATTACAAAAGGATCGTGGAATAATAGCAATGAGTTCTCCGCCTGGAAGAAGTTGCTTCAAGGCCAGAGAAACGAATCCCGAATACAGGTTCACTGACTCAATCCCTGCGCTGCGAAGCAGCTGTCTATGATTGCTTGTGGCAGAGATTTTTTTGTACGGTGGATTCATTAATACATGGGTGTACTTTTGCTCTACTTGCATGAAGCTATTTAGTAGAGAGCTGTTTATGTAGTCTAGACCTTGCAGTGAAGTATTGGCGGGTACTGATCTAGTAGCCAATACTTTCTTGCAAGCTTGTAGAGTTCTATCTAAGAATGGGTGTAATATGGGGTCTATTTCAAAGGCGTCGATGGACAAGCTAGTAACGCAGTTCCTACTAACTACTTCGTCAGTGAATGCGGCCGTTAATGAGCCAGGTCCTGCGCCGGGATCAAGTAGTTTAATAGTGTCTTTTATGTTTTCAAACAAACTGGCCATGTAAAGCGCAATAGGCTTAGGCGTAAAAAACTGCCCTAAGGAAGGTTTAGTTTTTTGGTTAAGTTTAGAGTTTGCTTCGGATCGATAACTTTCAACTTCGTTCAAAATACTCAATTGCATGCTCGCCAGCTCAAAAATCATGCATGATTTTATCATGGTTAGGGCGTGTGAGTTCGTCCGAGCCCACGGCATTTCTAAAGCTTGATTTGCTCGTATGGCAGGGCCGAGCACCTGCTTATGTCGGTGTCTGGCTTCGGGTCGAATGTCCGCTTCGGGTCGTGAGTAGCCATTGAGACGCCTGTCACAAGCTAGTCTTTTTCCAGATTTCTCAACCGTGCCAAGCCCTGGTTGATAAAACCCGCATTCTCCCCAATTCGACCAAGTGCTACGCGGGCATTCTCCCCAACGCTCTCGTGTCCCTGCTGCTCGACTAACAGCACCAGCTCCATCAACGCAGCTTCGAGGCCGAGCTGATTTTCGTACATTTTTTCGAGGACGACGGTGAGGGAATATTCGCTGGCCATGCTTTCGACTCCATTTGGAAAGCAGGAAGCATAGCAGGACACCTGTGTTGGCCAATTTCAGTTCGAGGCTGGGAAAAAGGTAATTTTGGTAATCCGGTGCAAAAAATTGGCTGCAGCCCTTATAGACCGTGGCTTTGAAGTATTACCTTTGAAGGTAATATTTGGTAAGGCCGGAGGTAATATTTCACCAAGTGCCTGATTTTAAAGGGGTTCGTAGGTAGGTGAAATTACTACGACCAAGGGTAATTTTCTAACCTCCCTATTACCCTATTATTACCTTTGGTAAACCTATCTAACCTACTGAATTTATTGGGTTTTTATGGATCTAAAAAAGAAAATTACCAAAATTACCTTTTTCCCAGGGGTCAACCTGAAAACGGAGTGAGGCACAGAAGGGGCGATTCGCTGGCCTTTCATGCGCGCATTTCTAACTCTCACGAAACACGCCTGAGCCGACGGTAGATAGTGCCAGGATTGGAGCCGAGAACCGCTGCTTAAAATTTGCTAACGCGGTCGGCAGAGAGGATGGGACAAGGAGGGGGAAGAACAGAGCTGGTACGCAACTGGTACGTGGGTTGGTGGCGAGGCGTTTGGGCCTTTATTTGCGGGAGGTAAAAGAAAGGTCAGTTCGATCCATCATGGGCGCGACGGAGAAACGGCGGGAGAGTGGGGCGGGTGTGGCGGTGATTGGGGGCATTGGGGGTACGGAATCGGTGTGGCTGGGAGGTGGGGGAGTTTATCAGGAATGACCGGTCGGGCTCAGTGATATCCGGCGGAAATACAACCTCATCAAGTGTGGGATTAAGCAAGACAGCCATGAAATGGACTGATAGCATCGGGCTATCAATAAAAGTGAGGAAGGGATCCCATGCTGAAAAAACTCGCATCATCTGTTCTCGTCGCCGGCACCCTGCTTGCCTCCGCCCAAGGGGCTTTCGCCGAAGAAAAGCTGTTCAAGAACTACGTCTACCAAACCCCACTCGCAAAATTCACCGAAGCGGCCGGGTACTACGACTGCTCCGAAGACGTCGGCGGAACTGCGAGGTGCATCGACGATGTGGATTTCCTGGAAGAGAAATTCACCGTCGCGCTGATCTTCTCCGGTGACAAGCTGATGATGGTTTCACTCATCAGCCCGTTCGATCAGAACCTGTACGTCAAAGCCATCGCGGGGCTTTCCAAATCATTCACGCTGGTTTCCATGAGCGATGAAAAGTCCATCCTGGATATGTTCGATACCGCGAGAAAGTCGAGAAGCACCGAAGAACTGACGACGAAGATTTCCAATTTTGAACAGGTTGGCCTGGCGTCGGGCAATCTGACTTATACGTTTCTTGAAGGGCTGAACGCTAAAGGGCAAACCACTGCTGTGAGTGCGTTGGCTGCTGCACCGGAGAATATTCGGTCCGCTGAGTTGGTGATGGCGGGGCAGGGTGCTGATTCGGGGATGATTATTCGGTTTACGTTTCCGCGATTAGAGGCGAATAAGATTTTGGCTGAGGTTAAGAAGCCGGTTGAGGCGTTTTGATTAGCTGATTACTATTTTTCAAGCTTTTAGTGATAAGAGGGTTGGGGAATTACCTTGCACTAAGATTTAGGTTGTGAAAAAAAACTATCCCAATTTTTTGCCGAAGCTCTCTCAGTGTGAATCTGAGAGAGCCATGTTGGGAGAACAATATTTGTATGGGGGTTAAATGAAGAGTTCTGATGGTCGATGGGATTACTATCTGGTTTATATACTGGCCTTTTTTACTGTCTCATTGGTGATGGGGTTCCTAGTCGCAATCGGAGCCAAACCCCTTGAGGCTTGGTTTCAGGGGGTTGCCACGGTGGCGGCGATGCTGGTTGGAATCGCGACCCTTGGTGTTCAAAGAAAGCACGCTCTTCAGGCTGAGAAAGAAAAGGATAGAGTTCAGCGCCAAGATGCAAGAAATGCCGTAATAGCGCTTAAAGATCATCAGCTGAAGTTGTTCAATCGGGTCACAAAATTGGGTGTCCTTGCTCCTACTCGTCGCGTACTGACCAAGGCTTCTACCCCTGAGGATCCTCACCTTTTCAATGAGCTTCAATCTAGTGCTGTGATGTTGAGAGATCTTCCCTTGACCTCTATGCATATTGAAATGATTCATTACGTTATTAACCTTAGGGAAAATTCCGTGGTTGGAGCTGCATGGGAGAAAAGTATCCAGGAAGATTTCACCCGGATCTCCACCGTTAAGCGCGAGGCTAGTATTTTTGTCGCTGAACTTGAAAAGTGGGATGAGGAGATTTACGGTCTTTAAATATGTTGGATTCAGTGTGGCCTGTGCTGTTTTTTAATCGATTCAGAAGACGGTGGGGTTATCTCTTTTTCTCCTTGGTTGTATATAAATATTTCTACTTTTTTTGTGTTCGGTTATTTGGTTGTGGATATCGGGAGATCTATGAGTTTTAAATCAAATTTTGAATCTCACTCAGTTGTGTTTGGGTTAAGTCTAATTGTTATCGGGTTTGGAGTAGGCTTTGCCTTTCGTGGCTATTTACCTGCAGCCCCCGCACTAGCGAAAGTAGTGGCTGCAACAACTAATAATTGTAATCTTCAGGGTGCAGGGGAACTGGCTAAAGGGCACAACGAAAGAATGCAGAAGTTGAGACAGTCCTTGGCGTTCTACGAAGAACAATCTTCATATTTCAGTAACACTCAGGCAGATCAGGAGCGGTACAAGGAAAGCGCAGCTCGGGTTCGACAAGATATCTCACAGGAAATAGATATTTTTAAATCGTCCGTATCGGCACTTTCTAAAGTATGTACTGAAGATGCCTAAAAACTCTCGTCGTTTGCTCAGTCTGTATGGCGAGCTAACGTCTTAAGTCTGTGTGTGTTTTGTGTGTTTTGTATGTTTTTGGAATAAAAAAAAGGGACAGATTTATTTGTTTAGCAAGAAGGGGGCGGTAAATAAATTCGTCCCCATTTTGTTGCTATTTTGTTTAATCCTATTGGATCATTCGAGAATAAATACATCGGCTAAAATTTTTTATTTACAAAGTCATCCGGAGAAAATCCCCACCACCTAGTAAAATGTCTATCAACCCAATCCTTAATTTCTTCATTGGAGAACTTGCTGGTGAGCCACAGGAAATCATAATCGAAAGGACCATCCTCGGTAATCCATTGGCGAGAAAATTGGTAAAAAGCCATCCAGGTATAAAACTGAGAGAAAGTGTCTTTTACGACTTCCTCGGACTTTCCTTCCTGACTGCGCGGATATATATCTCCATCCACGCCATCGCAAAAAAGCGATTGATTTCTAGCAAAGACAGACATGTTTTCTACAGATGCATTTTCACCAGCCATAAAAATTCCTGGCCAACAGAAAAATTCCGGTCTTGACACTTTCTCTTTTTGGAATTTTATAAACTTAGATGTCATTAGTCTGATAGGCATGTTTGCCGGGGCAAAACTAAATTGTTCTTCTTCTTTCATTAAGGTTTCGATGTTTTTATCTTGTGTTTCCCAAGTGCAAATCTCGGCCGAAATTTCGTGTGGTGATCTGCATCCAATAGCGTTCGCGAGAATGCCTGAAATTCTTATGTATTCGTCGCAAGAGTATTCATTAATCCCGTGTTTTAACTCGGGATGGATTTCATTTACAGCCTGACATAATCTATAAAATCTATATCCGGGGTTAACCGATTCGACAATACGCTCCATGTTGTTGATGTCAAATGGGAACCCTTGAGATGGATTGATTGCTACGTCAACCATTAAAAGGAATAAACCTACTACTGGAGATGCCACATTGGGCGGTCTTGGAATATCTAGGGCTTTGAGGAAGTCACTGAAGGCTAGGTAATACTCACCTTCAAGCATCCCCATTTTTTCAAATTCATCCCATCCAATATTATTCCCTGAGGCCAGATATAAGTATTGCATCTGGCAAAATCGTGCTTGGCCTTCATATAACTCAAGCACGCCTATCTTCGTTACATACAGCGGCGACCCGTGATAAAAGTTCTGCACTCGGCGCTGATGCAGGTCTTCATAATCCTGTTTCCAACTATTAATGTCTGGAGTGAACTTTAATCTATAGTGATCATCGAAAGGGGATGATATTACCGCCCATAGGTTTATAAGGGTTACAATGTTGCAATGCCCCCAGGACTCGAAAAAACTATTACGTTGAATCTGCTGAGCGTATTTTGAGTTGAACGCGATAAGCTTGAAAAACTCTATGTCATAAAAATTATTTAGCAGTTCATTTATAATGATAAATTCCCGTGATGTTGGGATGAATTCAGTGGCGTTAGCTTTGTTATATGAAATGATGGATTTTACGAGTCCGGTAGTCTTTGAGAACTCTGAAAGGAGTTGAGAGTTCATGTGCGTCTGGGTAGGATGTGACAAGGTAAGCGTAAAGCCCGACGTTGAGCCTATATGTTGCCACCAATGTATTGTCTCGTGAAAGTACGTAGAGAATGCTTGCAATGTATCGAAATCGACAGCACTTCCTACTCCTATATCATCAACTGCTCCTTCTAGTTTTAAATGGATGTCTCGTCTTAGCCTGATTACAAAATGCATCGGCACATATTGGCCTTTGGCGTTGTAGCAACTGGCTAGCCCTGTAACTCCTTCATCTACTGCATCCCCGTGCAGCAAATTATGCTTCAGCATCTTATTTCCTTAATTTTTTGAGGAGCAAAGGGGGCAGATTTATTTGTTTTGGATTTCTAGGTGTTAAATAAGTCTGTCTCCATTGCTACTGTTGTTTAGCGCCTGTGTGGCAGGCGCTAAAATTTAAGTTTGTTATGTTGCTGATTCTGTTTCGTCTAACCCAGTGAGTAAATCATCTGAGAAATCTAGAATTGGATGTGGGATGTCAGATAGTATAGATTCACGATCGCAATGACGTAAGAAAAAATAAAGTGACGAGTCGATGATTTTTAAGAGCTTGCTTCCTCGATCATAGTCTACAAATGGTGGTTGGATTCTTTTGTTTATTTGGTGTTGAGTGATGTTATGTAGAAAAGCGCCAAGATCACCGGATCTTACATCGTCTGGTCTGTGGTGAACTTTTCGAATGCCTTCTAGTAAGGTGGATCGAGATAGACCTTGTTCAATATTGTCTAGATCAGTCTTTAAAAGAAGATGTATAAAGTAAAATGGAAAGGCTAAAGATGGCTTTCCACTTTGATTGCTTGTTTTTCGTGCGATGTCGACAAAGGATTCAAAATTACGGATGTGTCGTCCGCCATAGTCTCCAGCCTTCGTTGCTAGCGCTACAGTTAAATGGTCTTGGGTTATTGAAACTATTGATTCGGCAGTTTCTGTTATGCCCGCAGCAATACAGCATTGTTTGCAAAGCTCCTGCACAACGCCAACGCTGTCAAATGAAGATTTTATGAGTTTTTCTTGAATGTTACTAAAGTCAGCGTTTAGTAATCTTGAACCTTTTTCTATAAGTTTCTCGAAGTCTTCGTCTAGCCAAGGCTCAACGGGAACCTCAGTTACCCGATCCAGGAGGTCTCCATTAAATTGTACTAATCGATTTGCCTCTCGCCATATACCGAGTACGATGAAAATTACTCCGAGATCTTGGAATACTCGTAAGTCGTAGGCTAGCCTTTCCTGTACTTCTAAAGAGAGGTAGTGGAAGTTCTCAAGTACTATGAATTTTTCTATCCCCTTTTTTCTAAGTAGCTCAGATACGTCTTGGGCTAGTTCTAAGTTGTATTCGATATATAGTTCTTTTGATGTGTTGATTTGGGTCTGTTTGTCGCCTGTTCCGGCGCCGAAGTTTGCCTCACCCATGAATGGTACTTTTACTTTTACTCCTGCGTTTATGTTGGATGCGATTTCAAAGCTAAGTCCTTGTGTATCGCTTTCGAAATAAGTGATATTTGACTGTCTTAGGATTGAACGATAAATATCGATGGCTTGGGTTTGCGGGGAACATTCAACTTTTACGTATTCCCTAGGGTTTAGATGTTTGAGGGTAAGAGATGTTTTTCCTTGTTTTGAAGATCCATAAACTATTACTTGATTTTTATCTTTTAAAGCTGCGCTAAAAAGTTCGTCAACGCTGGGTCTTTCTATATATGACTCAATAAGTTGACTTCGGACGCCAAAAACATCACTTGTTTTGTACTTCATGTGCAATCCTTTTTCTGAACAAAAGGGGACGAACAAAAGGGGACGGATTTATTTTTAAATTTCTAGCTGGTAAATAAATCTGTCCCTATTTGTCACCTATTTGTCAATTTTTCATTTCCATTTTTCTCTCGTTATCAGTTCGGAGGAAGCTGGAAACGAGGGTGGGGTCAAAGCATATTTATTAAACTGTCGACCGCGCTCTGACATTCTGCAACTCGAGCGCCGTTGATTTGAATGCTATGTCCGTGAACGTTGTAATAACCGCCAGTCAGTTGGGACAGTGGCCGCCCCAGATGAGCGGCTACTACCCCCGCTGTGTTGAAATCACGAAGTGCAACGGAGTAAAGATCTCGAAAGGTTTGAAGGTTTGTAGCCATGACGAGTCGCGGTGTGAAGAAGTGAGGAGACGCTTGATACTGCCGAAATAGTGCGTCGGCAGTGGCATCGGAGAGCGCTGCGAAAGCACTTGCTGCTCCTTCGTACTGTGTAAGCCTATTACCCACGATGGTATGAATTTTTGGGACCACCATGCCAAAACCTGCTGCTCTTACGGCGAATGTCCACGCGCCATAGATAGGATGTGGTGGCTGTTGCCCGTGAAGAAGAATGAACAGCGCGTTTGCTGCAACACGGGAAGAGTCATCCGCATTGACGGGAACGATTAGCTTATCGCCAGCTGAAATGGCTAACTCTGTGTAAATCGAAAAACTTGGGTTGGTGTCAATAAACACTGTGAGGTCGGAGTCTGGTTCTCTGGCTGCGAACGAGTCTATTAGTGACCTGAAGATTAGATGCACCCAACGCCATGGCTGGCTTGCTGGAGTGAGCGCTGGTGCATTGGCTGCTCCCGTTACTGCGGGTGACATAGGTTCGAGGTTTCCATCACCACAAAGCAGTGCAAGATTATCTGGAACCGAAGGGTTTACGGAACTGGCCTGAACCAAGAATTGATATGGGTCCGGCAAAGGGGCGCCCTGGCCTCCAGCGATGACAGTACTCATGTAACCCACGACTGTACGAGGGGTCGCCTCAGTACAGAGATTCAGAACATGGTTTTCCCCGTCTTCCCCACCCCCTAAAATCATCATGCTCGAATTGGACTGAGGGCAGAGGTCAATAACGAGTACGCGCTTTTCAGGGTGCCTTTCTGCGTAACGAGTAGCCGCATGAAAAGCGATCGTGCTCTTTCCTACACCGCCTTTGTTGTTCCATATGACGTACCGTTCAATTGTTTGAGGCATACCAATGTCCTTTTGAAGTGTGAGGCTTATAGGTGGTGTAGCATGCTCACGGTTTCGCTGGAGGAACACAACCACGCTAGAACATTTTCAAGTAAAACAACGCAAAAAAAAGGTACTGCGGCGAAGCTAGTCAGAGCTGCATCCGCTTGGCACGGTTTTGAATGGGGGGACGAGAATGGTATGGGCCCAATTCAATATGCCTTAAAGGCCCTTTTTTCAATGGTCTTAGAGAAAACCATTCCAATCCATCACTGGTCAGACAGAGATGCCGCGGTAGATACGGCGTCTAGTAAGCACAAGAACTGGGGCTGTTTTAAACCTAAAAACTCACTCGTTTAAATGACTCACTCTCTCGTCATCCAGGCCCTACACAACCTTGCGCCACCCCCTACACCTAAGACAGAATCCGCCGGCTTGTGCGTCTAGCCCCAGGCTTTTATCGTTCTCGGGTCACTGAAAACCAGTGATCGGGTTTGGTAGCCCGTGTGTTAGATGTACAACGTCACCGTCTCCGGTCGTGCTTTCGATCGGGGGTCTATGGTGGTCATGTACAGGGCGTCTTCAGGCGCGCCGGCTCCTAACACCCGGTCTACCAACCTGTTCATGGCCGCCACCCTTCGTTTGGTAGCGAAAGGGTGAAGCCTTCACTAAAAGTGTTAGGAGTTTCATCCATGTTCAAACCAACACCCAACCCACCAGAAACCGATCCAGTCTCCCCCTACAAATTCCCCGATTCACGAACCCTGAACGAAGCCGCCGAGCGCGCCCTCGATCACTACCTCACCCCACAGCAACGGATCATGGGCAGCCACACCCCACGCGACCCGATGTACTTCGCCAACCCGGCCTACGACACCGAATCCCTGCTCGCCAACGCCAGCGAGTCCCTGGGATCAGCCTCCGAAATGCTCAACAACTTCGCCGCCACCCTGGAACCCGCCCACCGTAAAACCGCCATCGGCATTGCGCAGTTGGTGATGTTGGGGTCTTTGGCGGTGAATCAGGCGCTGGATAACGTCGAGCTGAAGTAGATCGTTGCGACCCTCTGCGGCAGACGGGCAGCTTGCTGTCGCGGAGGGTTCGTCACCCGTGCGATGAAGGGAAGGACAGTAGAGAATGTGCGCATAGCGCTGATTATTTTGGATAGTGCCTGGAGATTTCTTTCCATATGTATCTGTATCGGAACTCAAGCCAACGTATCAGCAGTTTGTCTATTAGGCGTCGATAACGACTGCGCTCTCGGGCCTTCTGATTTTCCCTGATGTCAGACGTTAGTTGTTCAAGGTTGAAAGCAGACCAGATCATCGGGATCACTGTCTCAAGGTTCGAATGGCAGACAGGGGCGACTTCCTCGTAGAGAATTCGCTTTATCTCTTGCGGGTCGTAATCTTCGGTCTGGCACGCGATGGATTCGTAGTTGACCTCGTTGTCTACAAACGCGTCGGACAGTGCCCAATAGACGTGGGAGCGCTCTTTCTCAGTCGCTAACGCCCAATCGCGCTTGGTGGAAGATGTCTTCCGAGTGGTTGGTTCAGCCATTTTTGACGTCCTGTCATGCGATGGTGTCAGCCTTGCTTCCAAGGGCGACCGGGAATGTAGCTTTCAAAACGCACCAAAAAACGAGATTGAATTGATTTGTTCTGAAGCTTAGAACCGTAAGCAACTTATCAACTCTGGAATCTCAAGCACCAAAATTAAACGCAATCGAAATCCTTGGTCTCGTCCCTTCAAACCGTCGAACCGAATGCATCAACCAAGACGGAAACATGATGAAGGTGCCGCTGCTGGCGGCGCAGGTGCTGCTGAAGCCGGCGGTGATGCAGTCTTCGACGCGCATTCGCAGTGCGGGGTTGTAGGTGGAGGCGACCATGCCGCGTGGGTCGGCGAATTCCAGGTCGCCGCCGACGGTCGGGTCGTCTTCTCGGCCGCCGGCGTCCACCCAGTAGACGCCTGACCAGAAGGCGCCCGGATGTCCGTGGAGGGCGTTGCTGTGGCCTGCGGTATTCACGTTGGCCCAGGCGTTGAGTTTCCATTCGAAACTCGGTTCGGTCAGTCCGAATTGTTCGCTGTGCACTGCCGTCATTTGCACGGCGAACGCTTTGGCGAATGTCACCAAGGCGTCGCTGGCTTCTTCGCCCCATTCATGGAAGTCGTTCGCGGACTGCCAGCCGCCCTCGTTGCTGCGCTGGGCGCCGCTACGATCTTGCGCCATGCGGGTTGTGATGATGGTTTTCAGTTGGGAATTAAGTTTTGCAGCATCGGGATACTGGAGGCTGGCGAGGGGCGTTGTGAACAGCCGTCGAATCTTTATCAGGTCAGGATTTACCAACTGGCTGGTCGACGGCAT